ATAGAAGAAAGCTGAATTGATGTCAGTTGCGTTGTTCCTGAACTATAACTTGTTAGAAAATTTTGATCAGCATCACAAGTATATAGTCTGTTTTTAATAGGATTGAACGCCATGCCGTATACGTTGGAAGTTCCTGATAAAGTGTAGTTTACTAAATCAGTAGAAGTTAGTGCTGGAACCGTTATAAAGGATGCTGTACCTTCAATTAAAGTTCCTAAATTTTTATAATAGTTAATATTGTCACAATCTTTAGGATAAGTTACTATGTTAATTTTATTGATTGTGTTTTTCTTTGGATGAGAAATATATATTTCAGGATAAATTGGATAGCCAACTGGGAAGCTGAAAGAGTTAAGAGATCCGTTTAGTTGATTTGAAGCAACAGTACTTGCTGTAACTACAATAGTAGAATTTATAACAGAAAGAGGTGTAATCGTCGTAAAGATATATCCACTTGAAATGTTATTATATTCATCAGTTGTTTTGAAATACAAATCATCTGATGCTGTAAAATGAATTCCTGATGTTAGTACTCCATATACATCAGAAGACAATGTTAACACAACGTTGTGTAGTGCTCCAATTTCGTTTGATTTTGGGTATGATAAAACGGTTGTTGTTGAGCTAGCTGCATTATCAAAACTCGAAAGCTGAGCTGTGTCAAATTCACAAGTTATCATTACAGGAATTGGCACATTCGACCATTTTATTGGATACACATCGCTTAAGAAATTCTCTGTTACTTTAAGCTTGGTTGGAACTACATCGTTAATTTGCCAAGCTATTACAGCTCGGGTTATCTCGCTGTTGCTATAGCTAGCATACGGATAAATCAAAGATTCTGGAGGATACGAAAATCTTTCTGTGCTTAGTGTAGCAGCAAGCAATAACGGACAATCATTGTTTGGATCTAATCCAGTCGATAAATCATCAATATAATAAAACGCAGCTTCACCTTTAACAGCAACTATTTTTGAATCTTTATAAATTGGAATAGACGAAATTGGAATTGCTCCATTTAAAATTTGATTTGTAGAGGCATCAACAAATCTCCAGTTTGGTGTAATAAAATTCCATTTATCCGGAACAGCATAGCGTGGTACCGAATTTGTATTAAAAGACTGAAAAACAATTGAGAGTGGCTGATCAATTTTAGCTGACGTTAAAGAAACAATAAAAGGCTCGCTTGATTTAAGTCCTGGTATGCCGTATGTTGAGGGGATGTGAGAGAATGTTATAGCATCTCGATACACATAATCTACATTGACTGTTGCTTTGTCAGTGTATATTAAACCATAATCAGTCCAAGCAGACAAACCAATAGTATAAATGCCTGGATAGTTGTAAGTGTGTGTTACGGAATTTTTGTTATATTCGATGACATTATCACCAAAACTCCAAGCAAAAACATTGTATTCTGAAGGTAATTGCGCAGTAAACGTAAATTCAGTGCCATACACATCACCTTGTTGGCTACTCGGAGACACTGTAAAATTTGTTGGAATTTGCATGTTGTAGATAAGTTTTATGTTTGATCAACAATATCTATTTTTGAATCAATTGTAGACAAACTATCAAAATACAAAAGTTCAAATTCTTTCATTGATGTGTTATTAACTACTGTTTGTTTGTCAAGTTCCGGATAAGTTGGATTCCACATAAAGAAAGACAAGCCATCAAATGTCTCTTGAGTGTCAGTTCTTATCGTGCGTATTTTTGAGACACCGTCTACAGCCAATATTTGATTCACTAAAGAACTATAATCAAATATTGCTCCTAACTTAGCGTTCATTGGATCAAAAAATGAGTTAAAAATTGTTACAATTTCTTGTTGAATGCCTCTTGTTGATCTACGCGTAGAAGACGATTTAATAATCTGACATCTGCAAAAATCTTTATCAGTAATTGTTACTCCGTCATTTGTTTTTACTCCAAAAGATACTGCTTTGAAAATCGGATCCAAGAACATAACTTCAGTAGTCAAAGTTTTCAAAGGTTGAATATTAGAAGAAATAATTTCTTTTTGAGCTGGAAGCAAATATTTTAAAGAAGATCCTTGAGAAACTTGTGGAATAGCACAAATATATATGTTATTGAAATTACAAGCGTCTGCATAAAGAACTTGATTTAAAAGAATTTGACGAAACCCTGCTGGGCTAACATTAATATCATTAAAATATTTTAAATATTTTCCTGTATAATCCCAATTTGAAAATACTCTAACATCAGAAATAAAATTAGCAAAATTTGTTTTAATAAAAGTTTCAAAATCACTTTGAGTTACTAAGCGATACTGACTTTTAAAATTAGAAGGAGCATTTTTACGAATGCTGTCAGCATTTTCAACATTTTTTGGCATCGTAGAACCAACAACGTTGTTGAATATAATACTTTTGAATTGTGTTGCAGAAATATATTCAAACTGCTCTTCGTTAACATCCGCTAAAATATTATTAAAATTTGTTGTTGAGAACACTACTTGTGTGTTTGTTGTATTGTTCAGTGATCCAGGACCAACGACCCCTTGTTCTTCGGAGCTTTGCAAATAATAAATTGCTACTTGATCTCCAGCTTCTAATTGACGACCGTTGATTCCGTTGCCAAACGTTATTTCGTATAAAAAATTAGAATTTAAACGTTTTTCAAATGATCGAGAAGATGATTGTTCTGTATAAAGATTTGGTACGTTTTTGTATTGAATCCATTTTGCTTGTCTTGTTTCATAAACATAAACATCTAGATTAAAGTGGTCTATTGATGCATTAGAAACATTAACAGTAACTACTTCGCTAGCGTCACCAGCTGCAATATAAACAGGGGCTTCTCTGAACACACCTTGATACAAAAGCTTTTTGTTAGAAATATCAGAAAGTTCAACAGATGTGAAATCGAATGGAATGGTAAAAGAAATGTCTTCATTAAATGAAAACGGAATGCTTCCAACCATAACATATGAGTATCTCGGAATTGTATAAATTCCGTTAGTAAAAGAATTGTCAGCAGAACAAGTAAAAGCAAGAGTTGATGTTTGATATCCAATTGGCTTGTAGTCAAGAAGCTTTACGATTCTGCTAATGTTTTCGTAAAGCTGAGCTTCTGTAAATGTTGATTCGGTGCTTGTTCTATTAAGATAGTAAATTAGCGTATTGAATGAATAAGAAATGATATCAATAATTGAAGCAAGGTTTGATCCAATATAATTTTGATCGGTAAGAATTCCTTGATCGTTCAATCTTTGAATAATAAGATTACGAAGAGATATTGCATCAAAAGCAGCATAGCTATCTTTTGGAAGAGGAAATTCGTATGTTGGTTCGTTTGCCATGATTATCTATTTCTTGAAGTTTCTATGAAAATGAAGGATTGATTCTTAATATCTAAAGCAGTATTTATACTTGTTGTTGAGTTTAGAATAGGGATGTCAACAATAATTGTTATATCATATTGATTGTCGTCTGGCATAGCAACAACATTGCATTGTCGAAGTGTTACTCTTGGTTCAAAATTTTCAATAGATTTTACGATTTTTTCGCCAATAATTTGACCGTTGAATTCGGTTACTGCTTCAAAAAGATATTGATTAAGATCTAATCCATAAAGAGGAAATAAAAACCTTTGACCTGGTTTTGTATTAAAAAGATTTTTTAATGAATTTCTTATAGCGCTTTCGTCAAAATCTACTTTAACGTCATTGCCTTCAATCTTTCTATTTAGAGATGTAGAAAAATTGCTGCTTTTTTCAAAGTCTAAATGCAGATCTTTATAGTAATAATCTTTCTGCTTATATTGATCAGAAATTTGCTGAAGGTTTGAGATCTTAATTGCCACATTATTATTTATGGCAGAAAGATTTGGTTTGTATTAAGTCTTAATGCAATAAAGCAAAGGAATATTTTTTGGACGAGTTTCAACCACATCACCGTTAGCAACTATTGTAAGAGCGTGAGTATGACTACCTGCAGCATTCATGTTTCCTGTCCAATTATTGGAGACGCCAATAGTAGTATTTTCAGAAAGAAGGATTTCGTGATCGTTAGCACTATTTGTTGGAATGGAAGCAGTTTCCGCAAAAGTATGCGTGTGCGAACCAGCTGCTTGTGCTGTACTACCCCCATGATCGTGCGACTTGAATACATCTCCTTGTTTTATACCAAAAGTTCCAGCAGCTGTTCCATCAGTATGTGTTCCAGAACCTCTCACAAAATGTCCTCTTAAATCTGG